CCATTAGCAACCGCCCAACGTATGCAGGATGTTACAAACATGGATCAATTTATGCAGCGCATGGTTTCTGTGTTTGGGCCTCAAATATTGCAGGTTATGATAGATCAGGATAAAACTGCAAAATGGTATGCAGAAAAACAACAAATACCATTAGACTTATTACGCAAACCAGAAGAGCAAGCGCAATTACTACAAGAAACTGTAGGACAATTAGCCCCAGTATTGGAACAGCAACGTGGAGAGCCATAAACGTGAAAAGAACAATAGAAAAAACTACTGTAGCGCATTTAGCTACAAATTTTTTTGAATCGAAAGATGGTGAGATAGTATTAGATTATTTTAGAACTATATTAATTAATCAGGTGCTTGACCCACCATTTGATGCCCTAGAGTTAGCATACATAGAGGGGCGAAGATCAGTGTATGCAGATATGATTAAATTAATAGAAACTTCTAACAAATTGAAAGCAGCAGAAAATGGAACAGATGAACGAATCACAAACATCTTCAACAGAGCAAACGACAGAATCAACCCCGACAGAAACAGTTAGTCGGCCTGAGTATCTGCCAGAGAAATTCTGGGACGCTGATAAAGGCGAAACACGTTTGCAAACCTTTAGCGAGTCATACACAAATTTAGAACAAAAACTACACTCTAAAATGGAGGACTTGCGTGAAGAGGTTAAAGCAGAAGGTTTGGCAAACCGTCCAGAAAATGCAGACGATTACACGTTGCCAGAATTGGAAGGGGTTGAGTTCCAAACGGATGACCCCTTATTGTCATTTTGGCGTTCCCAAGCGCACACAATGGGTCTTGACAACGATGGATTCCAAGCAGGAATTAAATCCTATATGGAAACCATGCAAGCAGCAGCGCCCGATCCTAGTGCGGAATTAGCTAAATTAGGAGAAGACGGCAAAACCCGCATTGATGCTATTAATGCTTGGGCTGATTCTAAATTGTCTGAAAATACACGAAATGCCTTAAATTCTCTTGCAACAACAGCAGACGGTGTTTTAGCAATTGAAGAAATGATGTCAGTATCACAATCTTCTGCTAACACTGTTGACGGTGGGCAAAGTGCGCCAGCAACAGAAACCTTAGAAGAACTGCAAGCATTAATGAATAGCCCTCAATATTGGGGTGCATCGGGTGTGCGTGACGACACATTAATAGATCGTGTTACAAAAGGGTTTGAACGATTACAAAATGGCTGATAGCGGAGGAATTTTATTATGCCTTATTCAAAAAAAGGGGGGAAAGTTAAACCATACCCCGGCCCCACATCGAAATTACGTAAGCCTAAAAAGCCTACTAAAGCGATGCGTCCGAAAAAATGATTCGGTGGCGTGAGTTAGCGTATCTGTTTATTGCTTTCGCAGTTATTTTATTGTGGAAGCAACACGCCTCCGCGCAAATAAACCCGCAAAATCCTGCGCAAACATGTATTTTATTAGGCTCAATAACAGAAGCTAGTAAAATAATGGAGCAACAACAGGTTATGCGCGGGTTAAATCAAAGACAGGAATTAATTATTATTACGGCAAATCCATTCACAGAACGGTGGACAGCTTGGCAATCTGTTAAAGGAACGCATTTGTGCGTGGTTGCACTGGGAACTGTATTTACATTAGTCGAGGAAAAGGTGGGAAATGGAAGCTAATGGAAAGTTTTGGCGCTCTTGACTTGTTGAATACTGCCATTGCAGCTTTTGCTATTTTGGGTGGTATGGTTTACGCGATAATAAAAACAAAAGTAGACGTTGAACATCTTACTAAAAAAGTTGAAACTTTGTTTCAGTTATGGAACGACAGGAATAAATAAATGGCAAGACCCGGACTTTATGCAAACATCCACCGAAAAAGGGCTAGAATTAAAGCCGGAAGCAAAGAACGAATGAGAAAACCGGGAACTGCGGGAGCGCCAACTAAAAAGGCTTTTGACAAATCTAAAAAAACTGCAAAGAAAAAATAATGGCTAAAACTCCTGCATGGCAACGTAAAGAAGGCAAAAATAAAAGCGGTGGTTTGAACGCTAAAGGTCGCGCTAGTTACAATAAAAAAACAGGGGGAAAACTGAAAGCCCCCGTAACTAAAAAACCGTCTAAATTAAAAAAAGGCAGTAAAGCTGCTAACAGAAGAAAATCATTTTGCGCTAGAATGGGCGGTATGAAAAAGAAACTTACTAGTGCAAAAACTGCAAGAGATCCTAACAGCAGAATTAACAAAGCGCTTAGAAAGTGGAATTGTTAGCTTTTGTGCGTAACAAAGTAACTATCCTTTAGATACAGCTTTAACATCGGCCCAAAAGTATGGTGGTACTGGCCCGTAAGGAACAACCAGAACAACCCATCTGCTAGGAACAACCGTATTTTGTGTTTAACATTTTAAAGGATTGGATAATCTAATGGCAGCTCCTACCATTGATACCACCTTTATCTCGCAATTTGAGAGCGAAGTACACGTTGCTTTTCAGCGTATGGGTTCTAAGCTACGAAATACAGTACGCGAGAAAAAGGTATCGGCCCAAGACGACACTTTTCCAAAAATTGGCAAAGGCGTTGCAGGTCAAAAAGCCCGTCATGGTAAAGTACCATTGATGAACCTTGGACACTCAAAAGTTCAAGTCACAATGGCTGATTACTATGCAGGTGAAATTGTTGACAAACTCGATATGTTGAAAACCAACATTGATGAGCGACAAGTTACAGTACAAGCAATCGCTGGTGCTTTAGGCCGTAAAGTTGACGAAATTCTTGTTACTGCTATGGACGCAGCGACAAATGATTCTGAATCTTCTTCTGGCGGTCTTACATTAGCAAAAGTGCAGAATGTTCACACTAGAATGGGTGACAGAGATGTTCCTGATGATGGTGCGAGATTCTGGCCTGTTAGCCCCGCTGGTTGGAACGATCTTATTAGCATCGATCAGTTTTCTGATGCTGATTATATTGGCCCAGATCAGCTTCCGTGGCCTACAGGTATTACTGCCAAACGCTGGTTTGGTTTCTTGTATTGGTCATTCTCAGGTCTTGATGTAGCAGGCGGTGTACGCAAAAGTTTTGCTTACCATCGGTCTGCAGTTGGACTTGGCATGAATGCTGAACCACAAATCACACCATCTTATGAGAACGAATATGCTGCGTTCTTGTTTGTTGGCTCACTGGCTCTTGGGTCTGTCATTATTGATAATGACGGTATCGAAGAAGTCAAATATACAGAATAGGGAGACGTTATCATGGCTTTTACTTTTAATACGCTTTCCCGTGTAGCCCAAGGTGCAGGGTTTACGCAGTACATGTATGCAACTTCGGATGCAAAAAATACTGTAGACACTGCGGGATACTTCAATGGTGCTTCTGATTTTCTTAACGTTAATGACGTTATTATGGTCAAAGCATCTGACGGTGTTGGTCAAGTTATAATAAATGCAAACTCAGCAGGTGTTGTAGACACAGGCGACGTGGATGCAATAACTGCAACTGACAGCAGGTAAGAATCCCTTCGGGGTATTGGGTGAGCATGGACGGTTTTCGGCTCTTTCGCTGTCTGCGCTCACCCTTTTTCTAAATAAAAGGTGATGCGGTGAGTAAAACAAAAATAGATTTAGTCAATTCAGCTCTTATTTTGGTCGGAGACAATCCGATTACTTCACTTAATGACCAAACTACGCAAGCACTTGTCGCCAATACTGTGTTAGAAGATTTGATAGAAGCAGAACTTTTTGAAACACGGTGGCGTTTCGCAAGCCAAACAACAGCAACAAGTTTTATTTCTAGCATAACGCACCCAACAGGGTTAGGCGTTTTCCAAATACCAAACAACACAATTAGGGTTTGGAACGTATTAGAACGAGGACGTTCTGTTTTAGGCGAATGGGAGATGGAAGGTGACAAACTGCTTATTGATGCTGATAGTAATAGCGTTATTTCTGTTGATCGTACTGTAGAGCCACCAGTAGGTAATTGGCCTCCACATTTTCGTATGTCTGTTATATACGGATTGGGCAGTATGTTTGCATTAGCACTAACGGAAAATGAAACTAAATCAAAAATGTTGATGGCTGCAGGAGATGCATACCGCCGTAAAGCAAGAGCGCAAGATGGTGGGCAATCCTCCCCTAGAGTGCTAAACACTGGACAGATGATGAGTGCAAGACGCGGTGTAAGATCAGGCAATGAAGGGCTTATTTAATGTCTCGCGCAATGTCAACAATATCTACTTTCTCAAGTGGAGAACTAGATCCTCGTATGCGAGGAAGAACAGACCTTAAACATTACCTGCAAGGCGCATTGCGTATGCGTAACTTTAGACAGTTAGCGCAAGGTGGTGTATCTACACGACCCGGTTCTGACATGGTAG